TAAAGTGATCAAAGCATGTCCCTTATGGGATAAAGATAAGATCGTAACTTTCTTAAACGAAGAAGGTTTTAAAGATCGCAGAAGAAAGGAAATATAAACAATGGGAAAAAGAACAGATCAAATAAAGCTAAGTAAGGCTTGGAATAAAGCAGTTGTAAAGAAACTTCCTGTATCTTACAAGAAAGACGGGATCGATTATGTTGATCACACGCAAGTTACTCAACGACTAATCGCGCTGATCCCTGATGTTAAATTAAAAGCAGGATCATTTATTTATGATGATTACGAAGATCTAGAAGGAAGAAGACGCAAGATCCTTACAGGTGTTGAATACACAATAGAAGGAACTATTGACGGTCATTTTAGATCTGTAACTGAAGTAGGTATGTGCGATAAGCCTTTTGAACTTGCACCAAGACAAGACGGATCAGTTCCAAAAGTATCTAATAATGGGGAAAGAGCTAAAGAGTGTATTTCTGACGCTATAAAGCGCTGTGGTATGCGCTTAGGGATAGGAATAGAGCTTTATGATAGTTCAGCTTGGTTATCAAGTTATTTAGAAGATGATAAATTGATCGCTAATAAAACTAAACCAAAGACGAAAACAAAAGACACTAAAGATGAAATACAGGATAAATTAGTAGAAAAAGCTAAAGAAGATCTAGAAAAAATTATTGATCAAAAGGATATGGATAAAGCTGTCAAGATCTTAGAAGACGGCGTAAGTTCTAACAAGTAGTATAGTTCTAACTAAGAAAGGGGAACTATGCAGATAGTTAGTGAATTTTATTTTAGTATCATACCTGAGTGGTTGATCAGTTCTAATGTTTCAGACAACGCGTTAAGAGTTTATTCAGCTCTTTATAGATTTGCTGATAAAGAAAATGGAACTTGTTATCCTTCGATCGCTACGATTGGAAAGAAATGTAACAAGTCCCCTTCTTCTGTTAAGCGTGGATTAAAAGAACTTAGGCTGATCGGTGCTATCGAAGTTAAAGAAAGATATGTCGAAGAAAAAGGACAGACATCTAATCTTTATATATTGAAGTTAAATCCTGCGTTCAAAAATGAACTAGGGGGGCAGGTCATATCTGACACGGGGGGCAGTTCAGATGTGGACTACAAACCAAAGAAGAATAACCAAAGTCAATATATTGAGAAAGATAAAAAGAATAGATCTAAGATCTATCTAACTTTGTCCGAGCATTTATATACACCTAAAACAAAAACAGAAGTTGGCGGGTTTAACAAAGTAGCCAAGTCCTTAGATGAGATCGGCGCTACACCTGACGAAGTTTTAGAGAAGATAAATATCTATAAACAGAAATGGAAAGATATAACACTAACGCCATACGCTTTAGAAAAAAATTGGTCATTGTTAGAAACAATGAAAGATCCAACGATCAAGAAAAGAGATTGCAAGATCGACGGTCATCAATGGATTGATCTAGATGTGATCTTCTTTTGTAATATCTGTAAAGAAGAAAAAAGTAAGTAAAATGTATTTAATGTTAGAAGATCTTAACTTCGGTTATATGTCGATAAAATTTTATATCGGTAAATTTCCTGCGCTTGTTGTTATGGATCCGCAAGAGATCCCACCAACAGAAGATAGTCAGGGCGGTTTTCTATTTGATTACGATAGTGATCGCTACTTTATTCAGTTGAACAACTTAGATGAATTTGAAGTGATGTGCGTCAACATGAATAACGAAATCGGAATACTCTTACTGCCTGACGCGGAAGATCTTTTGGCGTTTTTAGGATCCTTAGTGAACGGATATAAGATCTACTTATGATCGTTTCTGTAGCAATTTTTGTGATAATTTTTGCAATTATTTTCAAAATATTCTCTAAAAGCCTATAAACATTGAGAAAAAAAACATCGAAAATACTTGAATTACTTTAATCAGCGATTAAATTTATATATATAAGCATATTGAAAGGAAACGAAATGCAAGTAATAACTAGAGAAGAATACAAAAGAAATGAAGATCTTAATCTTCACAGCGAAAACGCTTTGGCTGTAGTTTCAATATTTGGAACAGACGCAGAAAAAGCATTAGTTAAAGAAATCGTCGCAAGACACCAAGCTGAAGGATCATTAGATTATTCAGATCAAAGAGTAAGAGATATGATCGAAGTTAAGTACTATACAAAAATGGTCAAGACTTGGGATCACTTTGACAATGTATTAGGAAAGGCTGTCAACTAGACAGCCTTAAGAAAGGGGAATATAAAATGGATTTATATAAATTAGAAAACGAATTAGCTGATCTAGAAACTAAAAGACTTGATGTTCTAGGTTGCTTTAATGAAGATAAAGGACATAAATTATCTGAAAATCAATTTAACAAACTAGATGAAATATACATTAAAAAAATACAATTAAAAAAAGAAATTAAGAAAATAAAAGGGGGAATATAAAATGAAAACAATGTGGATAGTTAATAACGGTCTAAGTTGCGTTGATAAAGATGAAACTTGTACTAAAGATAATCTAGTTTATTGGAAAGTAGAAGTAGATCAAGATGATAACCCAATCAGAGTTATATCTGATTTAGAAGGTTGTAAGAAACATCTTCGAGAAAACGGAATAAGGGGGATATAAAATGGATCAAGAACAAAAAGAAGAATTGATGTTACAAAGAGCTAAAAACTTTTTTGATAACTTTGAAGAAAATGAATTAGGAATAGAACACGACATTAAAAATACTTTAGAAGAGTTCCTTCCTGATACACATGAAGACACAGTAAACAAACTGTATGACACAATATTAACGATCGTTGATAGTCATACTAATTACAATAAGGGGGAATAATGGAAGAAATAATCGGATCTTTATTTATATCGATCATGGCTGTTAAGTTCTTTTGGGACTTTGGTCTTTGGATTGAAAAGAAAATAGATCGCTATGAAGAAAGAAAACAATACAAGATAGATCAAAGATCTTGGATCAAGTTTAGAAATAATCTTGATCGTGTTTATAAAGGAAAGCTAGCGATAAAAGAAGGTAAGTTTGTAGATCTAAAGGAAGTGGATCTGTAATGGTACATTTATTAGAGCCTGATAGTCCTGATCCAAAGAAAAGAAAGCTATATGCTAATCCTAATCTAATGAGTTGGACAGTTATAGTTCAGGACGGCGTAACAGATTGTAAAGCTCAATTCGGATTTATTGGGGACGAGCCTATGTTGTTAGCTTGGACTAATGCGGAATATCCTGTTCCGATACCATTAGAAACAATAGAAATAATGTTAATGACAGGTTGGTCAACAATGCCGATCGATAAAGTAAAAGGGGAAGAAGAGTAATGAAAAACAATTATAAGAAAGATCTTATAGAGATCGCTAAGAAAAGAATAAAAAATCAAGTAGATAACAGAGAGTATGACAAAGCAATAGACATGCTTTATCAATTAAAAAGGGAAGATCGATAATGGCTGATACTGTAAATTACAAAGAATATAAGTTAATTCCAATAGATTGGATTATAACTTATGATAATTTAGTTGACTTTGAAAATGAAGTTAAAGAAACAATAGCTAAATTTAAAAACATGGAAAAAAAAGTATTTACTGAAATGGATAAAGAGTTAACTTTAACGCAAATAGCAAAAATATTAGCTGTTAAAAAAAATAATAATTATTCATATCAAAACATACCCAAAGAAATAGTTAATAAATATAAAGAAGAAGTCAAAGAAAAATTAGAAAAAGTTAAAGGGGAAATTTAATGGTTATGAAATATGTATTTACGATCATGCACGAAAAGACAATAGTCGCAGGATCAATGGATAAAGCACTAGAGATCCTACAAGAAAAGACAAAGTTAGAAAATGGATCACAATTTAAACTAGAAAGAGTTGAGAGTTTTAGCGATGAAAGCTGATAAAGATAGGATCTATGATGTCCTTAAAAGAAACGAAGGGACTTTTGTTTGTAGCTCAATCTTCTTTAGAGAACTATTTGTGAAGGATTACGCGCAGAGAATATCAGATCTAAGGTCTAAAGGTCATGAGATCGAAGGTATAAAGTGTGATCAACATGATCATAAATTGTTTATGTATAAACTGACTAAGAAAGACTATACTGAAAGAGATCAACTTAGTTTAATTGCCCTCTAAGGTTTTAACCCCTTTAAACCTTAGTAACTAAACGGATTTACCGCCTGACAGGCAACTGCTAGGCGGTTTTTCCGTATAATGCTAGTATGATTAAGAGCGCATGAGTAATAACAATAAACCTTACAAGCTATTAGATGAAGGCGTAAGAACTAGGCTACTAGACGCCGTTAAAATGGGATCTTTCATTGAACACGCCTGCGCTTATGCAGGGATCTCTTCTAGATCCTATAGAAAATGGCGGGAATATGCAGAACAAGACATCGAGCCTTATAAATCTTTATTTGAAGATCTAGCAATCGCAGAAAGCGAAAGCATACTTAGAAAGCTAAGTAGGATAGAAAAAGCAGGACAAGAAGGCGCATGGACAGCAGACGCATGGTTTTTAGAGAGAAAACACCCTGATAAGTTCGGAAAACGGGATAAAGTAGAAATTTCGGGGGAAATAAATAAACCTAAAGTAATAGATCTAAATTGGTCTGACGGATCCTTAATAGATAGAGATCCTGAAGAGCTAGAAGAAGAAGAAATAGACGATTACGATACAGAGTTTGAAGAAGTTAAAGAAGAAGAATAATGTTTACTGATGATCCTATCTTAGATGATTTAGATAATGAGATAGAAACTACTTATTGTGAAGAGTGTCTTCAGCCTTTTTGGGACGAACAAGATCTAGGATTATGTAAAAGATGTTTGAGAAATTCCGAAAATTCCGACTATAAAAAAGGAAAATAAATGGAAACAGAGCTACACGATCAAGATGTAAAAGAACATTTCGTAATAAATATGCCTAAATTGTATGATCATCAAGTCCAAGTAGCTAGATCTAATGCACGCTATAAAGTCGTCTGCGGTGGTCGTAGAGTAGGTAAAACAAGATTAGGCGTATGGTTATGCTTAGAAAAGGCTTGGCGTGGTGGTCGTGCCTTTTGGATTGCACCTACTTACGCTATGGGTTTAGAAGGTTGGAAGGATCTGAAGAACATCGGTATCGAATATGGCGTAGAAGTCAGAGAGAGTGAAAAGACGATCATAACAACTACAGGCGGATCAGTATCTATTAGATCTGCTGATAATCCTGATCGTATGCGTGGATCAGGCTTGGACTTCGCTGTATTAGACGAATACGCTTTTATGAAACCTAATGTATGGGCAGAGATCGTTCGTCCTATGTTATCAATTAGCAGGGGTGGTGCTTTGTTTATATCAACGCCAAAAGGTTTTAATCACTTTGAAGAGATCTATAATGTTGCAGGCGAGCGAGATGATTGGGAAAGGTGGAACTTTCCTACTTCTGTAAACCCATTGATCAGCCAAGAAGAGCTAGATAGTGCTAAAGAAGAAATAGGATCTTATTTATTTAGCCAAGAGTATCTAGCGCAGTTTGTAGAGTTTTCAGGTGGTATCTTTCAGAATAGTTGGTTTAAAAGATATAGATCAGAAGAAGTACAGGAATATGATAAAGACGGTTATCTGATCACAAGAACTAAGATCAAACTAAATGACGAAGAGCTTTACGAAGATGAA